CCTCAAAATTTCTCCGGCGGATATTTTTTGAAGGCTTTCCGGTGGAATACGTCCGGATGATGCCGAAAGTCATCTCGCCCAGCTTTGCCGGTTTGTTTGACTCCTTTCTAGCCGGTATGAGATTCCCCCTCTCTTGTCGTCTAATCTAGTCGTATTCCACTGGAAAGTCCTCAAATGTTAAGTGCAATTAGGAGAAAGTCGCATGAAAAAGAAGAAAACGCAAGACGATATTCCAAAAGGGCGTCCTGCGACGTCTCCAGAAGAACGAGAAGACGAGCTGATCAACTTGGCGGTCGATCTTGCAGAGCGTCAACTACGTGACGGAACGGCATCAACGCAAGTGATAGTTCATTATCTGAAGCTGGGCTCGACGAGAGGTATGCTTGAGCATGAGATGCTTCAGCATCAGACAGAGCTTGTTCGTGCCAAGACCGAGGCGATACAATCGGGGAAGAGAATAGAAGAATTGTACAAGAACGCGTTGGATGCCATGAGGATTTACGGAGGTTCGATGGTTGATGACGAGGCGAACGAGGAACTATGAGGAACTCATGGAACTCGAGACGTTCGAGGAACGTTATGAGTATTTGAAATTAGGCGGGAAGTTCGGCTATGAGACGTTTGGCCCATACAGATATTTAAACCAGATGTTTTATTCCTCGCAGGAGTGGGGGTTCGTAAGGGACGAAGTTATAATACGCGATGACGGTTGCGACTTATCCCTTCCCGGAAGGGATATTTTTGGAACCATCTACGTGCACCACATAGAACCGGTGACACCAGAGCGTCTTCTCAGGCGGGACAAGCTTCTGCTAGATCCATCTAATCTCATCTGCGTTACATACAATACGCATAAGGCAATACATTACGGAGACAAGTTCATGCTCTTCATGGCCGAACCTGTGGAGAGGTTTCCGAACGACACATGTCCTTGGAAAGGCGGAGTAATATGTCCGACGAAGGTTTAACGGCCAGCATTTTGGATTCGGTCAAGAAAAGCTTGAACATACCAGTTGATGTAACCGTGTTCGATTCCGTTCTGATCATGCATATAAACACTGTGTTCTCCAAGTTGTATCAGCTTGGGGTCGGTCCTGATCGTCCTTTCATGATCGAGGGCAACGAGGCTGAGTGGGACGAGTTCTCAACGGATCCTTCTATCAACATGGTTAGAACGTTTGTTTACTTGGAGGTAAGGCTCGTGTTTGATCCGCCGTCTGCTTCTGTTCTCACAGCTATCGAGAAGAAGAGAGACGAGTTGGAATGGCGGTTGAACGTTGCCGACGACGATCCGGTGTTTAGGACGGTTCAAAATGGAATTGATGAATGATGAAATAGGGAGTTATCTGGAGCATCACGGTATCAAGGGAATGAAATGGGGAGTTCGTAATGCCGAGACGTTGCGCAAGTATGGTTTGTCAAAGCTCTCGACGGTCAAGGCGAAACTGGGAAGCACCCTCGATGTCGGAGGGAAGATAAGGAAGGTTTCCGATAGCCGCAAGGCGAAAAAGGCTGCCGACAAAGCAAAGAAAGCAGAGCTAAGAGCACAGCGAAAAGAACTCGGCATGAAAAAGTCCGAGTACGACAAACTGAGGGAAACGACGTTGAAATCTCACGATCCGTCTGTCGTAGCAAAAGGCATGAGAACGCTTACGGACGAGGAGTTGAAGGTCAAGATACGGCGCCTACAGGAAGAGGACAAGATAGCCAAGATGGCGTCGAGCCAGCAGGTTGCGAAGGCTGCTGTGCGCAAGACAAGGAACGAAGCTCTCAACAATAATCCTTTGGTCAAAATGGGGACTAGCGTTCTTCAGGGTTTCTTGACGGATTCCGTTAGAACCTTGGGCTACGATACGATCGTGAAACAGGGAATGCAGCCTGTTCTCGAGCAGAAGGTGAAGCGTTTGGCTTATGAAGCCCAGACAAGGGCCAACTCGAAAGTAGCCGCGAAGGAAAACAGAGCGTTCAAGACTTCGAATGTCAAAGCGAAAGATGCATACAAAGATAGCAGGCAAATTTCCAAGAAAACGAATTTCTCAGACAATGCAAACAATTTAAAGCTGCCGAAGAAAGCTAGCGAAGTGCCTAGGCCCCAGCAGGTTTCTTCCGGTAAGAAAAGAATTACCGGGTACAAGTCCATGAAATTGAAGAATGGAAGGTTGTCTTCCTAGAAAGTGACGTTATATGGCATTATCGAACACAGCTGTTCCAAAGTATTACGGAGCATTCAGAGATGCCGTTATGCGCGGAGAAATTCCGGTGTGTCATACCATCTCGATGGAAATGAACAGGATAGATTCTTTGATCGAAAACCCCGGGGTTTACTACGACGAAAACGCCATAGACGGATACATAAAGTTCTGTGAAACCGAGTTGACGTTGACAGACGGAAGTCCGCTTTACTTGCTCGATTCCTTCAAATTGTGGGCCGAGCAAGTTTTCGGTTGGTACTACTTTGTAGACAAGAGCGTGTTCGTACCAGGTGAAGGGGATGCCCCAGGACATTACGAGAGGCGAAGAGTCAAGAAGCGCTTGACAACCAAGCAGTTCTTGGTGCTCGGCCGTGGCGGCGCCAAGTCCATGTACGGCATGTCGATACACGCTTTTTTCGAAAATGTCGATACAAGCACGACCGTGCAGTTGGCGACCGCTCCGACTATGCGCCAGGCAGAAGAAGTTATGATGCCGTACCGCACGGCTATAACAAGAGCTCGCGGACCTCTGTTCAAGTTTCTCACAGAAGGTTCCATACAGAATACGACAGGCAGCAAGGCGAATCGCGTCAAACTTGCGTCTACGAAACGCGGTATAGAGAATTTTCTAACGGGATCGTTGCTGGAAGTGCGGCCGATGTCTATCGACAAGCTTCAGGGTCGAAGGGATAAAGTCGCAACTATTGACGAATGGTTATCTGGAGACATCCGGGAGGATGTCGTGGGTGCTATCGAGCAAGGTGCCTCGAAAGTTGACGATTACCTCATCATAGCTATGAGTTCGGAAGGAACCGTGAGAAACGGGGCCGGTGACACAATCAAAATGGAGTTGATGTCTATACTGAAAGGCGAGTACATAAACCCGCACGTTAGTATCTGGTATTACAGGTTAGATGACATCGACGAAGTTGCGAAAGCCAATCTGTGGATAAAAGCGCAACCGAACATCGGCAGAACCGTCAGTTACGAAACATACAAGTTAGATGTCGAAAGAGCCGAGAATAATCCTGCTGCTAGAAATGACATATTGGCAAAAAGATTCGGCATACCGCTCGAGGGTTACACGTATTATTTTACATACGAAGAGACCCTTCCTCATCCCCGACGCGAGTACTGGAAGATGTCATGCGCTCTCGGAGCAGACCTTTCCCAAGGAGACGATTTCTGCGCTTTCACGTTCCTTTTTCCGCTTCGCCGGGGTGAGTTTGGCATCAAGACAAGAAGTTATATATCATCTAACACATTTAGCAAACTTCCGAATGCCATGCGTTCGAAGTATCAGGAGTTCATAGATGAGGGAACTTTGATAGTTCTCGAAGGGGCCATCATAGACTTGATGGAAGTATACGATGATCTAGACGATTTTATACAAAACATGGACTACGTGGTTGAATGTTTTGGATACGACCCGTACAACGCCAAATCGTTCGTGGAACGTTGGGAAACGGAAAACGGTCCTTACGGGTTGGAAGTAGTTCGTCAGGGAGTCAGAACGGAATCCGTGCCTCTTGGCGAGATAAAAAAGCTTGCCGAGGACGGTATGCTTTGGTTCGATGAAAAGATAATGTCTTTTACCATGGGAAACGCCATAGTGTTGGTGGACAACAACAGGCAAAGAAAACTCATGAAGCGACGGTATGATCAGAAGATTGACAACGTTTCCGCTTTGATGGACGCGTTCGTCGCCTACAAGTCGCATAAAGACAGTTTTGAATAGGTGAACTATGGATTATGTGATCATGTACGAAAACGGAGAAAACGCGATCCTCCATTCGGGTCTTTCGACCGAAGAGTTGAAACGACGAAGGTATGCGCTGCCGGAACAACGTAAGTTTCCCTTGCCCGATCGAGAACATGTTTTATCTGCCATACGTTTCTTTAACTATGTAGCTCCGAAAGATGAGCGACGTTTGGCCAATGCTATCATTTCGCGCATGAGGGAACTAGGAATGTTTGAAGTTAACGTCGGAGAGAACAACCGATTCGGAAAGTATTACAAAGGTTCGCATCTTTCCGAGTAGGAGAAAATCAAAATGGACTATTTCATAACTTTTGAAGATGGTTCCAACTGTCTTATGCATTACGGTGTTATGGGGATGAAATGGGGAGTTCGGAATCAGGAAACACTTGCCCGATATGGGAGGGCCGGTTCCGCTGTTAAGAATTTCGCTTCATCAAAAGCTGGAAAAGTTGCTATCGGTGTCGGAGCAGCGGCCGCTGTCGGAACAGGAGTAGCGCTGTCAGGGGTGGCTCCAGCTGTTATAGCATCTGGGGCAGCGGCTGTTTCCGCGGTTCTTCCTGTTGCGGCGCAAGCTGGTTCTGCGGTCGGTTCCGCAGTAGCTGCCGCGGCTAAAGCAGCCGCCACAGCAAAGGTTACTTCCACGGTGATCGGTCTTGCTGACAAAGCAGGAAAAGTTGTGGCCGGTAAATTAGCCGGAAAAGTTACAAAGAAAGCTCTTAAGAAAGTATTGAAAGACGCGGCTAAAATTGGTGTGGCTGATGCTATAACCGATGCGGCTAGAGATCAGGTGCTCAAGGTGGTAGAGGCTAAGAGGCAAGATCGACGTAAAAAGAAAGAAGAAACTCTTTCTGAAAATATAGCAGGCAAAAAGAGCAACGGTTAGGAGCGTTATGGCTGAAAACGAGTACGCAGGTGATGCTACGAGATCTTTGTCGCAGCGTTTGCGTCACGCGTGGAATGTGTTCAGAAACAAAGATCCCATATATACAGACGTCGGACGGTCTAAAGGTACCGATGATCTTTCCGGGTATTATCCCGGTTATCTGTCGACGTATCGTCCTGATAGGACCAAGCTATCGAGCAGAGTTGATAGGTCCATCATAGCTTCCATTTACAACAGAATAGCCACAGACGTTTGCATAGCTAACATACGGCATGTGCGAACTGACGAAAACGGCATGTTCAAAGAAGAGATGAAAACCGGATTGAACAATGTACTTACATGTGAAGCTAACATTGATCAAACGGCGAGAGCTTTCGTATTCGATTTGGTGCTGTCCATGCTTGACGAAGGAGTCGTAGCAGGCGTTCCCATCGATACTTCCATCAATCCTAATAATGAGAATACGTTTGACGTGCTTACCATGCGGGTCGGAAAGATAATGAATTGGGAGCCGGCTCATGTTCAGTTGGAAGTGTACAACGAGAGGACCGGTAGAAAAGAATACGTTCGAATGGCGAAGTCGGCTGTTGCTATCGTAGAGAACCCATTTTACAACGTCATGAACGAGCCTAATTCCACACTCAGACGTCTTGCCCGCAAGATGTCGTTACTGGATAGCATCGATGACGAAATTGGCAGCAAGAAGTTGGATCTCATAATCCAACTTCCGTATGTTGTCAAAAACAAAACGAAACTCGAGCAAGCTGAAGAACGTCGAAAACAACTAGAAGAGCAGTTGGAAAACTCCAAGCTCGGAGTTGGTTACATAGATGGCACCGAACGAGTCATACAGTTGAATCGTTCGTTGGAAAATAATCTCATGTCTCAAGTCGAGTACCTCACGAGCATGCTATACGGCCAGTTAGGTTTGACTGCTGAGATCATGAACGGCACGGCGTCCGAAGATACCATGATGAATTACTATAAGCGGACGATCGATGTTATCCTACGTGCCATAACAGAAGAGTTCGAGCGGAAGTTTCTTTCGAAAACTGCAAGAACTCAAAGGCAGGCCATACAGTTCTACAGGGAACCGTTCAGCCTTACGCCGACATCTCTTATTGCCGATATTGCCGACAAGTTTACGAGAAACGAGATACTGTCTCCAAACGAGGTGCGAGGGGTGGTCGGTTTCATGCCGTCGAAGGATGAGGCTGCTAACGAGCTCAGGAACAGGAACATCAACCAAAGCGGTGATGGGTCTGCCCTTCCGTTCGCTATGACAGGCGAGGGAGGTGACGAGCAAGTTGAGAGTTTCCGGAAAGACGATACGGGCCAAGCCTTAGAGGAGGAATCTAGAAAGGCAGGCGAAGGTTTAGTTAGTATAGAAGAGCTATTCGCCTAAAAATTCAAAACGAAAGGAACAACGGACTATGAAGTATGATTTTGGTGGATACGCCACCAAGCATAACATCCGCTGTTCGGACGGTCGAACCATTCTTCCGAATGCTTTCGAGGAATGCGATGGGCAGATCGTGCCGCTGGTTTGGCAGCATGTGCACGAAACACCGGATAATGTCCTAGGTCATGCTCTGCTCGAGAACCGTTCCGACGGTGTGTATGCTTATTGTTCTTTGAACGATACGCAAGCTGGAAAAAATGCCGCGAAGATTGTCGAACATGGAGATGTATGCGCTTTGTCTATTTACGCGAACAAGCTTCGCCAAGAAGGACAGAACGTCGTTCATGGGATTATTCGAGAAGTAAGTCTTGTGTTGGCGGGTGCTAATCCC